GTCACGCTCGTAATTTTATTACGAATGTGTTCGGGTCTTTTGACCCCGCTGACATCATGCCTAAGCATGGTCCGGGTGCCGTCGCTACACGAGAGAAGAATCATGAAAAGCATCGCTTTTCACGATTATATTCATCCATTGAACGTTGTTATCCTTTTACGGATTACTTCGTTTATGGGATGGATCACGTGGCGACTGAACCGGAGTATATCGAGGGTCTTAATCTGTTTGAAGCGGGCACAGCGAAAGTTGTGCTTGTTCCAAAAGACAGTCGAGGTCCTCGAATTATCTCTTGTGAACCATTGGAGTACCAATGGATCCAAGGAGGATTAGGTGGCGCTATTATGCGTCACCTAGAGTCGAATCATTGGACGAAAGGCCACGTGAATTTCACGGACCAGACGATCAATGGACGGCTCGCCCTCTCAGGATCCAAAGGGAAACCTTGGGTCACGTTAGACATGAAGGAAGCAAGCGATCGTGTTTCAGTCGCGTTGGTTACGAATTTATTTCGTGACGTTCCGCGGCTTCTGGAGTGCCTTATGGCCACCAGGACACCTGATACTTGCCTCCCGAATGGAGACATCGTGCATATGAAGAAGTTCGCGCCCATGGGAAGCAATCTCTGCTTTCCGATCGAGGCGGTCACCTTTATGGCACTTGGCGTAGGTTGTTTACTACATGAGCGGCTGTCAAAGCGGCCCCCTGTCTCACGACAGCATTCGATTCCTTTTTATAGGAGTCAAATGAAAAGGGCCGTTAGGCAGTTGTTTGTGTACGGCGATGATATCATCTCAACGAGGGAAGACTATCCTCTGTTGTTACAGTACTTTCCTACGGTTGGACTTATGTTCAACACGGATAAGTGCTGCACACATGGCTCCTTTAGGGAGTCTTGCGGTGTCGACGCTTATAAAGGCATCGACGTTACGCCGCTTCGAGTGAAGCGTGTGTGGATGGCAGGCCGTTATTCACAGGCACCTGAAACCTTGCTTGCATATGTTTCGCTTTCAAACGAAGCATATAACAGAGGTTTTCATGGGGTAGCATCACTAGTCTCTGATGCGGTAGATCGGGTCTATGGGGCTCTTCCGGTTCTTCCGGAACGCCCTGTGCTCGATCTGCAGATCTTCGACGGGACCCCATACAAGAACCACTTGGTTCAGTATGGCGCACTCGCCTGGATCCGACCCTATAGTCACACATGCCCTCACTTGCGCAATCGAAAGAGATACCGTTTTAATACGGATCTCCAACGGCGCGAGGTTCGAGTGCATCAAGCGGCCCCAACTGAAATAGTTGTGGATGCCGACGACTGG